TTACCCAAGTTGAGCTAATGCATTGACCGCTTTAGCAGCTTCCACATGCTGGTCGGCCTGAAGCAGATGGGCGTAAACTCGCATCGTAACGTTTGGATTTTTATGCCCTAGTCGTTGAGACACATACGGGATTGAAACGCCCCTACCAAGCAAAAATGAAGCGTGAGTGTGTCTTAGACCATGGTAGGTGATCTTCTTGGTGATCTCAGCGTCTTTCAAGATGGACCGCAGATAATCTTCAATGGAGTTGCCCCACGAAGCAGAGTAGGTGGGGGAGCTACAAATCAGATTAAGTTCGTTTTGCCGAAGCGCTTGCCAAAACATCAATTGCTGGCGTGGACGATACTTTTTGAGTTGCTCAATGAGTTGATTATCCACGTCAATGATCCGAGTCGATTGTCGGTTCTTAGTTGGACCGAATGGGGCAGATAAATCACGAGTGAAAGTTTTGTTGATGTTGATGGTACGCTCGTGGAAATCAACATCTTTCCAAGTCAATCCAGAGACCTCCGCTAAACGGGCGCCGGTTTTAATCGCAATCAGAATCGACATGGCCCGAAAGTCGGGTTCGGGTGAGTTCAGTATCTCGATGACCTTAGCTGTTAATTTATTAGCATCATGGAGCTCCAGATACTTCTCTGAGGCTGGTTTACTTGGACGACCTGACGCTACCGTGTTGACAGTAAAATCACGGTTAATAGCACCGTCAGCAAGGGCACTTTTAACTACCGCTCGGATAGTGATGCTGATAGCGTGACAGGTCTGTTTAGCCCTGGTCTCACCAATTGTATTGAGAAACTTTTGATACTCCATCCGGGTAACATCTGCAATCGGCATGGCGCCGAAGTACTTGCGAATCAACTTACCAGTCGATACGTAGTTTCGTTTGGTGCCATTACGGATAACTGGCTCCTTGTAAGTTGAATACCACTCATCGTAATAATCGGCTAGGGTGTAGTCCTTGGAATGGGGGACGTACCCAGTTTGGAGTAGTCCCTCTAGATCACTAGCCCAAGCAACGGCATCCTTTTTCTTCTTGAACGTTGCGGTCTCAAAGTCACGAGTGCCATCTTGAGTGAGGTATCCAACTCGAACACGCCATGAGTTACCACGTTTAGTAATACTTGCCATAATTTAATTTTCTCCTTTAATGCGCAGAGCAGGCAACATAAAGGATTGTGGCATCACCTCCTTTCAGGTATGATAGTAAAAAGGGCGTACTTCGCCTGTATATGTATTTGAACGTATTCCAAACTTGGCGGGGAGGGGTACGTTTTTTTATTTGACCAAGATTATTAAATCGTATATGATGGTACTGAAGGCAGGGTCTAGGGTCAAAAACCTGGTAATGGCATGTGAATGCACCCGGCTTTTTTTAGCTACCACAAAAACAATATGAATAATCAAAGATTTCGCCTGAGTTATTTTGTGGAAAATTTTTCTTGATTAATGTCGACCACTCTTTGTCTTGATGTTCAACGGCTCGCCAAAGTGCACCAACTGTAAAGTCAACTAACTGAAGACCAAAGGTGAATTCTGAATCTGCAAAGTTAATTGTAGGTGAAAAGTTTGTACGATTGAAAACTTTCAAATTTTCAGCTTTTGAATTCAGTGCATCTTGGTAGGAATTGTATATTTTTCGATCGTGCGTTTTCCCCATACTATCAATCATAGTAATTATTTTGGAACTGTGCCGGGTGGTATTAATAAATGTAGCCAGTTCTGTGAGGATTGTTTCAAAGCCTAATTGATAAACGTCATCTTTGCTTTCGACAATTTGTCGACCAAACAAATCAACTTTATTTATCTGAGCACCAAATAATTTTACATTGCTGGACGCTATCAAATGATAAACATCACTTTGGAGGCTGGCTTTTAATGCAGCGCGATCTTGCGCAGATTCTAGTTCTTGTCTGAAGGACAACTTTTTTAGATTTGATTTCAGTTCAATTTGTGTATCCTTTAAGTACAACTTTTTGATATTTGTGTAGTCAGTAAATAAAGACTCCAATTCTTCATTATCAACTAAAAGGCCGCACATGATAAAATAATTAGGATTTCCGTCATTTGGGTCAGTTTTAGGAATTACACGTTTTTGAGGTGTCCCTGCCTCATCGATGTATAGAATACTCATTAGAACGGAAGGCTATCGTCTATATCCATTTCTTTAGCATTTTCGGGTTCCGATACCAATCCATATGATTTAAAAACTGTTTGGGATCCGCAAAGGGGACAATGGACCGCTTCAATTGATATAGAAATTGTTGAATTATCGCAATGATTATTTGTACACGTATTTATGAGTGGTGCACCACAATAGATGCAAAATTCGTTTTTTCCTAGTTCTGGTTGACACTCTTTTCCACAATTTAGACAATGCTTTAATGCTTCCAACTGTTTAATCTCCTTTTTTAATCACACATCGACTTTCTTGGCGGGAGGGCGATGTGTTTTTTTTAGATAATTATAGTTGACCGTAGCGGTAACTACGGTATAAAATGTACTTAAGATAACTTGTGATGGACATGGCTGGGTTCCCGAATGGGAGTAGGCGTAAGGCTTAGAATTCCTTTGCCCCTGGGGTTATCTTTTTTATTTTTTGATATTAATTCCAGTCTTAAGATTCTGAATAATATGTTCAGGATCTTTTTTTATTTCCTCTATAATAAAGTCTACGACTTTAGTAGAATATGAATATCGGTTGCCAATTGTTATATGGTAAGTGTATTTGGGTTTTGATTTGATGTTATAGAATTTGTTGAATAGTTGAAAATCGTTTGTTGTGAACTTTACAGTTTGCGATCCATCCTTATATTTCTTTGTAATTAATATTTTATCCTTTTTCAATCTTTTATTGACGAGTGCTATAACTCTTGCATTTGTTAAAGGATGAGTAGAATTAGGATCCTTGATTTCTTTAACAATTTGAATTTTTGGATCTGCTTTGTTATCGATTTGGACTTTTAAATCTGCATCTTTTTCATTTTTAGTAATAAAAAAAGTGGTCTTAACGGGAATTGCAAAAGACTCGTTCTGTTCTTCAACTTCTCCTGCAATTTTATTTCTTTGCATAATTAATCGTTCAGCAACTTCTGGAGTATATTTTGCTCTGATCTCAACGTCTGATAGCTTATCTACCCTTAGATTTAAGCTTAAAAAGTTGTTTGCAATAAAGTTAGTTACATCAATGTTATGAAGCTCGTTTATTTTATTTGCATAGTTAATAACACACGCTTGAAATAGTGGGGCATAGATGGATTCATAATCTTCTGTAACAAAATGAGTACTTGTATTTCTTAACTCGACAATTTTTTCTAAGTTTATTCTTAACGGATCTTTATCATTAGTAAAGATCTTTTTTATTGTTTCCTCAAGTGAAATAGTTCTATCTGGGTGATTTTTAAAGTATATCGATTGCTCACCTTTTGAATTGATTAAATAAGCCTTTAACATTAACTCCCAAGCGTTACATATAAAAAAGCTAAAGCCTTCAATTCGATATTTTATTGTTGGCTTATTAAATATTTCAATGCCCATAATAAACGCTTCAACACTTTTATTAACTAACCGCTTTGATAAATCCTCCAACAAATTCACTTCTTTCTAATTTAAGCACTTTATTTTTTGTATCTATTCCCACCGCCAGAATTGGACTGGCACACGCGTCACCAGAGTGGGAGATGGGGCAGTTATTTAAAACTCAGGACAATGTTACTAATTGCAGGGGATACTTCTTCATAAGTATCGGTGTTAGCTGTATTACTTAGTTTAACGGTTAACTTACTAATATTTTTATCAGTTGCGCCTTTAAGTAAACCGTTAGCTTCAAAATCGGATGTGGCGTTAGGTTGAATGGTTGAGCCAATACCGGAATCCTGTAAACCAGCGTTTGCGTTTAGTTGTTGGCCGGTATTAGTAACAACGCTGTCGATTCCATTAGTTTGAACTTCTTTAGAACCATTATTTTTGGCCGTCCAATTAATCTGAACTACAAAGTAAGGATCATTAACACCAGATGCGCCAAAATATGTGGTTGCTATCTTTTTGGCATCGGCATTTTTAGGCTTCATACTGTATATTTTAATATTAGAAAAAGTAACTGTAAGATCACCTTGTTTAGCTTGTTTGTTGAGAGTTGTAACTTTTTTCAAAGTTCCATTAGCATCAAAATCGGACATATATTTCCATTGACCAACTTTTTCAGGACTACCATTGGTTACTTCCTGATTAGCCGAAGTTTTCTTACTTGAACTGGCAACAACCTTTGAGCTCTTTTTTGCGCCGATCAGTCTGTTGGGCGTAGACTAGTTTGCAATGAAATCATCGTCATCAAGTGAAATATCTAGAACTTGATTAGCCACAAGTCCTGCGGTATAAACGTATTTTTCAGGTACGTGGTATTGTTCACAAAATTTTAAAATATTAAATTGGGACGATTCTATACCAGCCAGGTTAAGATAATCCATTATCATTAGATAAAAGCCGCCACGATCTGCACGGCCTTCAATCTTCGTATTGCTAACATAGGTGCTTTCAATAAGTGGGTTAGCCGAATCGTCAACTAAACAGTGGATTAATTCATGAGCCTTAATTCGTTCTGGATACTCAGTATTTGAGTTGATGAACATGGTGTTGGTGTAAGGGAGAGAAAAACCATATACGCGATTTGGCAAACTGGAAGAATATTGGAAACTGATTCCATAATGCTTAATCAGCTGATCCAGATTGTAATTTTGTAAGGAATCAATATCAGCAAGTGCCTCACTTAACGTGTCAAATAGCATATATTAATCGTCCCCGTTCTCACCACTATCGTCTAGCTCCATATTACTGTACTTCTTAAGCCGTTCACGGCCTTCAGTAGATTGTAGGTATGTGGAGATAAGTGCACGAAGGGCGGCACGGTCTGAATCAGTTAATTCACCATCACGGTCAGTCAACATAGCGGTTCCGTCTAGAAGCTCTTCTATGTTGACTTTTTGAACATCATTTGTAGTAGACTTTGATTCATCTTGACTACCTAATAAGGTCTCAGCGGAAACGCCTAGTACGTTCGCAATCTTTTTTAGTGTATCGATGGAAGGACTCTTTCCCTTGTTATATTGGTAAATAACATTTTTGCTTAGTCCAGCCGAGACAGCGACTTGTTGTAAGTTCATACCACGATTTTTGGAATATTTTTTTATGTTGTCAAACACTGACATAGCAACGGTCTCCTTGGTTTGATGAACACAAAAATAACAGCTAAGGTGTAAAAGGTGTTGATATTTTTTACACCTATGGTATTATAGATTCATCAAGTAATTAAGCAACAAAAAACCAACAGCTTCATAACGTAACTTTGGTGAAGAACGGTTGAAGTATAGGGATTTTATAGCTTATTTCGTATGCACTTATTTTACAGCATTGCTGTAAAAAATGCAATAACTTGATGAATAAATTACGGAAGGGAAGTGAAATTAAAAAAGTCATCTCATAAGAGATGACCAAATTGTTTACTAGATATTTACCAAATGCACCAGAATTATTAATAAGTTTAGAAGTGTTCTTGAATGCAGAGAGAGCTGATGTATCGATCGTTGCATTCTTCATTACATCAGCTTCTTTCATAATTGAAGTCTTATTAAAGCCCTTGATCAGATCGTTGTTCTTGGAAACAGCGTTCATCAGTGCAGATGTCAGTATAGTGTTATCACCAAGGTATTTAAACCTAGGTTTCTAGAAATTTCTAACTAGCTCAGCATATCTTTTCAACCTTAGTTAAAGGCTGTCGGGCGCTCGTGGGTGGATTATTGATGTCAGTCACCACCTATGCGTTGCACCTTCACAACTCTTTGAAACGTGTTGTGCTTGGCTCAGGGTTGCCGTGCTGATAAATCAGTTTAGGTTTTCCTTGAATTCACCCGATTCAGGTCGATTATTGCTAATCGAGTGGGCAAGTCTAGTAAACAGATCAATTATAGCAGAGTTGATTAACTTATTCATTAATAAATTACGGAAAGGAAGCAAAAATATGATTGGAAATTTTAATGCTATTAATTTGAAACAAATGTACGAACGGCTTAGCCAAGATGAAGATGTTTTATCTCTAAAGCAAAAGTACGATTCAGAAAAAAGATGTCGTGCCATTGCAACGTTTGCATTAAGTCGAGCCCAAACATTTGAAGAAGCACGAATGATCAGCGGAATCATCGCCACAACCGAAAACGATACTGATAGTTCTACTGAAATCATCATAAACGAAGCACTTAAACAAAAAGTGCCCTCCGAATTATACGGAAAGCACTAAGAAACTAGAGCTTGATAATTGAAGTTGCTTTCTTACCAGCGGCCATTAGTTTAGGTGTGTTTGAACGGCGTTGATCAATGTTTTCAATGACGACATCACTTAGCGTACTTGTAAATTGTTCGTTATTGAAAAGGGCGTATAGGGCAGATACAAGTTTTTCATCGATTTGTACACCGGACTCTTTTAAAGCAGACGTAATTGTTTTTTCAGAGATTGCATGCTTCATTTAGATTCACCTCGATTAATTGGACTATCTAAATTATACCGTAATAAATTACGAAAGGGGGGAGTAAAAATGCCAGAACAAACAATTGATAAAGCCGCATTGGAAATCGAATTGCAATATGTGACTGCACTAAAGCGTCATGGATTATCTCAAAAAGCCATGGCAGCGTTACTTACTACTCAGGAAGAAAAAGTGGCACCATCGCAAGTTAACAGGGCCGTCAAAGGTGGTAATGAGCCCAAATCAAGACGGATTCGTTCACAAATGGCAAAGATTTTAGGAATTCAGGAGGATTAACCATGAATGATTTAGTAATCATGAAAGACAAACAAGCAGTTACCAGTAGCTTGCAGGTAGCTGAAACGTTTGAGAAGGAACACAAAAATATCATGAGAGACATTGATAAGCTACTGGAATCTGGTGGCTCAAAATTGAGCCGCGAGATGTTTGCCACAGGTGCTTATGAGAATCGTGGTAAGCAATATCCAATGTATTACATGAACCGCGACGGATTTACCTTGTTAGCAATGGGTTTCACAGGGGACAAGGCACTTCAATTCAAGCTCAAGTACATCGATGCTTTCAATGCCATGGAAGAGACTCTCATTGGATTACCAATGGAAAAAATTGATCCCGTGAAGCAGGCGGAGATCGAAATGACTAAGGCCAAGACACATCAAGCTAATGCACTTTACCGAATTGCAATGAAGACTGAATCTCATTCATCTCAGCAATCAATTTTGGCTCGTGCAGCCGAATCCATCACCGGCGAAATGACGATCCCAATCATGAAGGACAAAGAGTTTTCGGCGGGGCAAGTTGGTGAGCAATTAGGTATCTCAGCCAATATGGTTGGCCGAATTGCAAATCGAATTGGTTTGAAGGCTGAACAGCCCGGTCAAAACGAATACGGTCGCTGGTCAAACAGTAAATCGCAACACTCTGATAAGGAAGTTGCGCAGTGGTTATACACCGAAGCTGGTTTAAAGCTGATTGATACTAATCGGTAGGCAGGTGATCACATGTCATTCGAAGCGGAATTGCACGACCTGTTTCAGCAGGCATATCTCAAAGGTGTCGAAGATGGTAAGCAAATCACGACCATCGACGACCGACTATTAAACCGCGAAGAGATGGCAGCCGAAGTCTTGGCTGTATCACCTGATACGGCGGACAAGGTTTTACTTCAAAAGGACTTCCCCCACATCATGGTTGGAAGCCGAAAAAAATATTCCCGGCCAGCGGTGCGGGAATGGATCAAAAATCACCAAGAAATTTAAATAAGTGCAGAGCAGGCGACTTGAAAGGGTGATTAGATGTTAACTGAAATCTGGCAATGGTTTAGCTGGACGGTGGTTTGTGTGGGAGCGGGTTACTTGCTTAACAGCATGATCCACCATCCACACGATTGGTTTGATTAGTTTAAGGAGGAAAAGTTAATGAAGGATAAAGAATTACTATCGGCGCTTAAAGAACAGGGCTATGCATTCACAACGGCGGATGACATGTACACGGTGCGTAAAACACCAGCAAACGATCCAATCATGTGGATTAGCAGAACGGAGCCATACTCATTGGACACTCGGCACGTTGAGCTGGAAAAATTGAACGCGGATGCTATCGACGAACTGTTGGATGTGGTAATGGACTACATTGTGACACCACTCGCTGAACGGCGAGATGAACCACGATTTATGGTAAAGGTATGGCGTGACTATTCTAATTGGTTAAATGTTAGTCGTTATACCGGAGGCTTAATTTTAAGCAACGATACCGAAACCGATGAATATCAAACGAGTTTCACAAAATCGGAGTATGAAGCCTTGCGGAAAAACAATACTGAGTACGCGCCTTATTTACCACCATTTAACAGAGCTGATCCAAGGTTTGAGATGGTCAAGGATGGTGATTAGGATGATTAAATTCATGATCCCGGTTCCCGGAAAGTTCCAACCATCCGAATACGGTGTGAGTCATTACTGTATCGATAAAAAGGGTAATCTTGCCATCTGTGGTATTAAGGCCCCGGCGTACATTAAGCGACGTTACAGTTTTAAGTTTACCAGCGAGTTAGCTCAACAATACGGGCTCTATGAATTGCCACGAGAGGTTGGTGATTCTGATGACTAAAGCCGAAATTTTAGCTAAGTTTGCCGCTGGCTTTGAGGTTGGTGACAAACCTTACCAGGACAACTTGGTTGTTGATGATATTAACACAACGGACGATGAGTTAAGACTGTGGGCATACGATGCTAACTTTTTTCCAACTGATTTTACCAAGTGGAAAAAACAATATAAACGGCAGGTTGTTGAGCAAGTTCTATGTAGCCGCCGAGTTCAAGAAAGTAATTTGGCTATTTTTATCGACGGTGTTCAGATTAGAAAGCGTGATTTGAATGGCTAAACTCATGATCCCCAAAATTTATACATGCGTTCGCTTTAGCCATAGCGGAACCACAATCACCGAAAATGATGGTCGCTGGTACAGGACTAAAAGTGCAGCGCAAGAACGATGTGATGCGCTTAACTTCTTGTACCAGTGCAACGAATACGCCGTGGTGGTTGCCGACAACTGGCAACTCGCTAATCAGTGATGCTGGTACTGATCTTAATTTTCGTTCTGGCGGCAGTGCTAGAACAACTTAATAGGAGGAATTAACAATGCATGATGATTACAAAAAGTATCTAATTCGACAACTTGAAAGTCTGGACTCAGTGACTGATGGGGCAACCCCAGCCCAGCGACCGGCTATTGCTCAGGCGACATTAGCCATTGTAACGGCGCTTAACAGCAATCGTTGACAAATTTATTGCTTACGGCATCAAGAATGTTGAAATCGAAGAACCGATTGAAGATGAGGAGGTGTAGTGCATGATTCACACGCGAACTTATAGTGACTTGGTTTTTAAGGCCAAGCGTCACAGTTGGTTGTGGCGATTATTTCACAGCACGAAAAAAGCCAGCTATCGCAAGTAGCTGACTCGAACAAATATATTTCAGGTGAATTATACCACGAAAGGATAAGCGAATGAATGCAAACAGATTATTAAGTGAAAAATCAGTTGTGAGCTTTAGACATCGGGTTAATTTTTTGACCGAAATGATTGGTCAAATGCCACTCAGTGAAGTTGGACCATTGCGGCGCGGGTTCGAGTTACTCGATGAGGCCAAGGAAGAGTTACTGGTGGCCGAGAATGATCGGCTTAGCAATGATGAGATTGATCGGCTATACAGCATCAGCGACGAGCTTGTTGCTTGGTCACCCAATTTGGAGGCGGAAGAATAAATGGCTACAAACGAGCTTATAGCATTTGAACCAAGTATTGAGGTCAATCCTACCCCAATCAAGATTAACAACCTAGAGCAGCTTGAAATGGCTGTAAACGGGGTAGTAACTAAGTATGGCCAAGACTTTGTAGTAACAACGGATAATGTGGCCGACACGAAGAAAATGCGGGCCAACATCAACAAGATTGCTAAGTCAATCAACGATAAGCGGCTAGAGACGGATCGTCAATACAAAAAGCCTATGGCCGAATTCGACGATCTCATGAAAGGACTAGGCGATAAGGTCAAAAATCTTCTTGATCCGCTTGATAGCAAGATTGAAGAAGTTGAGACACAAGAGCGTCAAGCACGGTATGACTCGGTCAAGGCTGAAATCGCAGAGATGGCGCCTAACTATGGGGTTTCCGTGACGGATATTGAAGTGCAACCGGGGTGGCTGCTTAAGTCACTCAGCCACAAAAAGCTGCTGGAGCAGATTGCCGAAGCCATGACGCAATTGCGCAAGGATCGCAATCAACGGGCCACCGATATCCAGACCGTGCGCATGTACGCAGATCAATTAGAACTGGAATCAAGCGGCTGGGCGGCGCTGATTAGCAAGGGAGAACCCGTTTCTGACATTCTGGCTGAGATGGATGCAGCAGCTACTAAGCGCGATAAGGAACGTCAGCAAAAGGCTGAAAAGGCCAAGGCGGCTAAGGAGGCACAAGCGGCCATTGATGCCACTCACCAGGTTAAACAGGGTGATGAAACCATCGACACAGATACCGGCGAAGTTGTACCACAAACGATCACAGTCAAGCTGACTGGGACGCACAAAGCTCTCGGACAGGTATGGGCTGGAGCCAAGCAATTAGGTATCAGAATTGAACTGGTTGATAAGGAGAATTAATTAGGAGGAAGTCATGGAAAAAAGCGAATCAATTAAAAATTTGGCCACCAGCATGGCACAATTCCGTAAGAATTTACTCAAAGCACAGCCAAGTAAAGACGGAAAAAGCCATTATGGGAATTATGTGACTTTGGAAGACTTAACCGCTGCAGTAGATAGGGCATTGCCAGAGTCGTTAGGCTATACGCAGGAAGCGACTAGCGATCCTAATGGTGTCTATATTACGACTATGCTGTTTGATGCTAGTGGCGAGTACATTATTTACAATCCGCTTAGCATGCCAGTACAGCGTAAAGACGCGCAGGCATTCGGCTCTGCTGAAACTTATGCACGACGATATAGCTTATCAGCAGCGTTCGGCGTATCCGCGTCTAAAGATGACGATGGACAACAAGCAACTAAAGCGGCTCCTAACAACCGTACGGCACAACAACCAGCTCATAGAAATAACGGGACACAACAAAACAATCGTCAACCCCTGCCTGTAACTAAACAGCAGGCCACAACACTTAATGGATTGTTTGAGGCAATGAGTAAGGCAGCAAGCGCCCCAATTGAAGCTGTTAGAAACGGTTATCTGGAAAAATTCAATGTTAGCCAGGTCAACGATTTGACGCATGATGGTGCTAACCAACTGATCAGCTTAGTGACTGCTCAATTAAAAAAACAAAGTGAGAAGGGGAATTCAAATGATTAATCGAGTAGTTTTGACTGGACGACTAACCCGTGATGTGGAATTGCGGTATACGCAAGGCGGTGCTGCTGTAGCTACTTTCAATCTGGCCGTTGATCGGCGGTTCACCAACCAACAAGGTGAGCGCGAAGCTGATTTTGTTAGTTGTGTTATCTGGCGTAAGTCGGCAGAAAACTTTGCTAACTTCTTCCACAAAGGATCCCTGGTCGGTATTGAAGGCCGTATTCAAACACGTAACTATGAAAATCAGCAAGGCCAACGCGTATACGTCACAGAAGTTATTGTTGAGAATTTCTCGTTCTTGGAATCAAAAAGCTCTACTGGTAACGGTAGTTATCAAAATAATCGGCCGCAAAATAATACAAGTGATCCGTTTGCTAATAACGGTGGCTCAGTCGACATTACCGATGATTCGTTACCGTTCTGATTTGAGGTGATTAAATGCAGCGGTCACGATCAAAATACTTTGAGCGTAATGGCAAGTCATACTTGTTAGTTGAGCTTGACCAAAAGCCAAATTTAGACCATATCGAGACCGTTAGCAGTTCACGTGACCAACTTTACCTGGATTGGGAACTAGCCGATACACGCAAAGCTAGGCCACAACAACGGCGTCTATTCTTTGCCCTGCTAAATGATATTGCCGATTGCTTCGTGGTGCCACAAGACTTCCTGAAAGCAATGTTTTATGGCCAATATCGTGAGTATACCAACGGTAATGAGATTAGCCTGTCAGACACGACAGAATCGTCTGTGAGCGACGCTAACGTGTTACTCGACCTAGTTATCGACTTCATGTTTACGTGGCGTGTACCGTTCAAACAAGGCTATGAATTGCTACCGAGAGAGCAAGAGTATTACCAATATCAGTGTTGCCGCCATCGTCGGTGCATGGTGTGTGGCCGTGAACGTTCGGATATTAACCACGTTGATACAGTTGGATCTGGCCGCGATCGGAATAATCTTGACCATACGCAACTACGAGTTAACTGTTTGTGTCGTGAGCACCATACAGAATGGCACAAAATCGGGCCGACAGCGTTTGGCAAGAAGTATCACATTCCAGTTACTGGGATCAGGTTGGACGAAGAAACGTTGAGAAAAATTGGAGTTAGAGGAAATTACCGAGGTGAAACAAATGGGAAATCTATTAATTAGTGAGCCACCGTTACAGGTTTTACCGTCGTTAGCAGTCAAAGTTGGATTGAATGAGGCAATCGTTCTTCAGCAATTTCATTACTGGTTGCAGCGCTCAAACAATATACGGGACGGCTATAAGTGGATTTACAACAGCTTTCCTAATTGGAATAAGCAATTTCCCTTTTGGGGATTAAATACGCTTAAGCGTGCAGTAACTGGGTTGGAGAAAGATGGCTACCTTATTACGGCAAATTATAATAAGGCCGGTTTCGATAGAACCAAATGGTATCGCATTGATTACAGTAAATTGGACATGAGCCGACCGTCGACCCAAAATGGGCCGACGAATGGACCAAAATGGGTCGATGGAACGGCCCAAAATGGGTCTACCAATACCAATAGACTACCAGAGACTACTACAGAGATTACAAAAGAGAATAGTGCAGCTGTCGCTGCACATTCCTCAATTGAGTCTGACTTTGAGGAAATCTGGTCAGCTTATCCCAACAAAAAGGGAAAGAAGCAAGCTTTTAACCATTACAAAGCTTGGCGTAAAAAATCAGCAAAGCATTCCAACGATTATCTTTTCACTCAGCTAAAATTGTACAAGCAATATATTGCTCAAAATAAAGATTGGTATCGCCCTATGGATGGATCAACATGGTTCAACGGCCGGTTTGATGATGAGTATCAAGTATCGACTGAACAAAAACATGAGGGCCGCGAGTATTGGACGGGAGGCTAACATGGAGCACGTTACTTTTGACCAGGGATATATTCAGCGGCTAGCCAATGCCCACCATGTTGACCTGAACCACTTACCCACTAAGAAAGAATTAGATCGTAAGACGGCCGAACAAGCAGCTCAACAATTGAAACGGGACAAAATGGCCCGGTACTATAGCTACTCGGTTTGGTCCGGCAACATACCGCTCAAATTCTCGTTTGGCAACTGGGATATTGCTAAACAGGACAATCCACACTTAGCTAAATCGCTAGGCAAAAAAGCATTCGTGTTGGCTAAGCAATTAGAAAACCAAAACTTCAATGTGGCTATGATGGGTGATCGTGGCGTTGGTAAAACGTCTTTAGCACTAGCTATGTTGGACCACCTGATGAGCCATGGACGTAGTGGCATGTTTGTATCAACTGCTGAGCTTCTAAGAATGGTCAATGACAAATATGAGGACACTTCAGTCCGTTCCAAACTAATCAACATAACGCGTTCAATGATTGAGGTTGATGTATTGGTACTAGATGATTTTGGTACAGAAGGCGGTATGACTGGCAACATTAAACCGGTTCATAAGGATCTGCAAGACATCATGTATCGGGTGTCTAACGCTAGAGTTGATTTTAACCACAACACTGCTAAGGGTATCACCATCATTACAACCAACAACACCAAAGGACAGCTAAAACAGATGTATGAAGGAAAGTTCATTGATCGCGTATATCCAGATAACCCAGAACAGCAACTGATTTTTGACGGCATGAAAGGGGTTCGTAACGTATGAGTGCAAAATGTGACGTATGTGGTGGAACAGGTAGAGTTTACACGTATTTGGGATTTGGAGTAACGGTTGAACCTTGTCCTAAGTGTAATAAAGCCTATCGCAGGCATATGGATGAGTTAACCAAAGAGCCGGAAAAGCCACGGAAGAAGGCGGCACAATGAGTTTTCGAGCAGTAGGCGTCGATTTAAAACGTATCTACGGTGATCGTGTTGTTAGTCGAATTACAGCTCATGTCATGGGACACACGATGGACTTTACTGGTATCAAGGATTACCGAGTGAATCACTATGATGAATCGCAATGCTAGAAAAAATAACTGAAATAGACCCCATAAAAATGGGTGACAGAGTGGAAATGTAATTTTTAATCGTATTTGTCGATGAGGTGATATAGATGAATAGACCTGATATCGCAACAGCGGAAGGGTGATAATAATGCTTGATTATGAGGCTTTAAATAAGTTAGAAAAACAATATGGCAATATTACGCTAGTGCCAGAAGACAATCCGGTATTAAGCAAGCTTAGAAAGTCCGCGATTGGTAATGAGGATGATCTACAAACTAAACATCCAACAATTAGCGCCACTATTAGCCATGACGATGTAGTTGAAATTAAATATTATTGGGATCATGGCGTTCGTAATGCACGCAAAATTGGTCGTCTAATGGGGCATGATAATAAATGGGTAACCAGGCGGTTAGCAGTGATGGGGCTTAGCACCATCAAGCGCAAGCGACTTAGTAATGCAGAACGACGGCGTCACTATCGTCAAGGTTAAAGATGTGGAGGCACACAAGTGAACAGTTTTAGCATTGATAAGGTAAATGAGCTAATTGGTGTTGAAGAATCATATCAGGCTCCGGATGCTTTAATGAAAATATTATGGGACAAGTCCAAAAGAGAAAAATTGTTTATGAAGTTTCTTAACATTAGTCACAATGTTTCCGATGACTGGTTTCGGGATTATTTTCAAGAAGTTCAAAGCGACAGGGGAAAGAAGAAACAGGATTTCACGCCATTATCAGTTTCAAAGTTGATGGTTAGACTAGCTGATAACGGATCCACCTATTTTGAACCGGCTGCTGGCACCGGAGGGATTCTAATCAATAGATGGAACAGTGATAGGATGAAAACAACTCCTTTCGATTACTTGCCGTCTAAATATTTTTACCAAGTGGAAGAATTGGGAGATTCTGCAATTCCATTTTTGATTTTTAACATTTTGATCAGAGGGATGAATGCAACCGTAGTTTATGGTGATTCGCTTAGCCGAGGTGTTAAACAAGTATTCTTTTGCCAAAATGAAAATGACGATTTTTTGGGATTTTCTTCTTTGAATGTGATGCCACACAGTGAGCAGGTCAAAAAGTATTTTAAAGTTAACGAGTGGGTAAGAAGCCCGTTAAACCATATTGAGTCTGAAAAAATACCTAGTATATTATCAAAACTAATTATGGAGGAAGACAAATGAGCAGAGAAATTAAGTTTCGTATTTGGAGAGCACCTGATGAATATACTAAAGTATCCTGGATGGAATCATGGGATAGCCTTCTGAACTACTCTATGAGCGATATCTTTCAGCTAGATAATCCTGATGATGTTGTTGAGCAGTATACCGGAGTAAAAGATGCCAATGGCAAGGAAATCTACGAGGGCGATATCATTGAAGCGACTATTGAAGGCTGTGTGCAGGATGACAAATATCTAGTAAAAAATATGTGGGATCCACATGTGTGGACGGAAGAATCGGATAATTACTATGCTGTTCAAAAAATGGAATTAAAGGGCAACATACATGAGAACCCAGAACTATTGGAGGCACAGCATGGATAGAAACAATCATAAAACCATTATTGTAGAATTTTCGGATAGATTTGATAAAGACATGGTTTTTGAAGAAATTACTTGTTTATGTGACAAGTTAGCTACTGAATACGGGCTTCATATAGTTACAAATGATTTAAGTAAGACTGGAATCGCAAGCGCGGACAAGATAACTAATAATGGAAAAACTTGGGAACGATTTAGCAAGCTGGAGGCACAGCATGACGCACGAACAGATTGAGTATCGCAATTACGTGCTGCAAGGAATGGCAAGCTATAGTGGCGATGTGGCGCAGGCGCTAGTCTGGTGTGGCAATCACTTTACCAAGCTGAGCAACAGCCAGCGCAATGCGATTAACGAATTGTCAGCTAAGGAACGTAATCAGGTTATCCATGAGCTGACGATGGGATAAGATTCTTATTTTATGTAGGAGGGCACATGGATGACTTTAGAAAGTCTGGTGATTATAAATGACTAAAGACCAAGAAACCTTCAAAAATTACTTCGTCAACATCTTTGAACAGCATGACGCTGATATCATTCGCTCGATCAGTTGGATGACGCGGAACGTTAATAAAATGCCGAACACGATTCGGGTGGCTTATCATCATTTAACCGGAAAAGAGTGCAACGAAGTGATCAAAGAAATTTGCATGCTGGGAGGGTAGCTTATGGCGATTGAACTAACGGACGGTACGATTGATAAGATTGTCGATAAGCTGATTACTAAAGGGAACGACTTTGCGGAGACCGAGAGCGAAAAAGAGCTGCGTAATACAAAAGACTTGCTTCAACACTTTAGGCTGTTAGAGAACCACCTAAGTATCGACATGCCCACTGTGGATGACGATACGCCACTATCGAAATACGAAATCAGTCTGTACTCGTTATTAGGGTACCGGGTGCGTACCAAAGAAATGATGGAGTTTGTAACGCACATTCTGGATCGTTACGGTGAAATCTGTAAGGCGGGTATTGCAGAAGATGAACGACGTTACAACGTCATCAAGAAACTGTATCTGATTGATGGCCCCTTAACGCGAACTCAGTTGGCCGACCAATACGGTGTTGATGAGAAGACTATTCGCCGTGACGAACGTAAGGCAATCGATGAGTTGTCGATTATGATTTTTGGTATCGATGCTCTCAATGACATGTCCAAAACGCGCCGAATGAGTGTCCACAAATAGCCGAATTAATGTTATACAATGGTAGCGTGAAATAAGTATCTCGATACAACTTTCTTTCCCCCAATTATGCGTTATCATCGCAGACCCTAGCAGAGATGCTGGGGTTTTGTTATGCTTAGGTTAATTAATTGGGTAAGGGGAAGATGAGTATGCCAGATAACAAATTTACAGGAAGTTCTAAAATCTCAGTACGAGTTTCCGGAAAAGCACTTAATCCGGACGAGGGTTATAATTTAGATTCGGTAATCACATCACTTCAAAATGTGGAGAATTTAATCAAAAAAACGTATTTAGTTGCTAATGACAGATCAAGATTCACTGAAAATGATGCACAAAGCATCAACATCAAACTACAGTCCTGGGAACAGGGTTCGCTAATTTCAAATCTTGAAATTTGGTTTAATTCAGTAGTTTTACCGACCCTCCCATTTGTTGTGGATAACAGGGAGTTTATTTGGGAGTCAATTAAGGGATCGGTCGATTTTCTGCGAGCCAAATTTAATGCGGAAAAGGAGGGTAAATCTGTGGATATTAGGCAAAATACTGATGGTGGAACTGCAATTAATGTAAAGGCAGAAGGTAATTCGAAGGTGGTTATTTATGCGCCTCAAGGGTTGCCCGCAACAGCCGAGCGGCTTCAACCTACTTTGCAAGAATTGACACAACAGATTGATGGCACGGATGTTACTAGTATTGATTTTTCAGATAAGGCAGAGGACATTAAGCAGCCTAGCAAAGTTGTATCTTTAAATAATTCTGATAAAGATCTATTTGGGTCTGCAACGTTCACTTCGGATGAACAAGTTGAAATTGTTGGTAAAATTACTTCTGGAAATTACGATACAAATGCCGGTCGAATTGAAGTGCTTTCATCTGCAACTCAGCGAATTGAAGTTGGTCAAAGCTATCGGCTTAAAATTAGTGAAGATCTTCATGCAGAAGATAAATGGAAGGAAATGTTCCTATCTCCTAGACCATATTTCTGTAAATATAAACTAGGTGGCCCTAGTTTAAATAAAGTTACCGAGATTATCGTTACTGATTGGGATGAATCTAAATGGGATGATGAACAAGCCGTCTAATTTTTTAGAGTGGGATTATTGCCCGCTCTTTTTATTTGAAAGGAGGCCTGCTGATGGTGCTACTCATTATCGTGTTGGGAGTGTGGCTGCATGCGACACACTGAGTATGGTTATGTTAGCCCAACAGAAAATCGTTGCTATCGTGACTTAGAGCGTTGGTTGGCTGACAAGAAAAAACGTGAGTGTCGTGCTGAGAAGCATGGCGCTTTTAATTTACACAAAGGTGGTGATGATCATGCCAAGAGTAAGACGATATGAGCATGACGCAAAGACTAACGAGTTCTATCATTCAAGCGATTGGCAGTCAGTAAGGCAGTTAGCACTGATACGTGATCACTACTTATGTCAAGTATGTAAGCGTAAAGGGATTATTAAACAAGGAAATACGGTTCATCATATTGTTCCAATCAAAGATGATTGGAATAAGAGACTGAATTTAGGCAACCTTGAGACTATTTGCATGGCTTGCCACAACAAAGAACACTTTGAAAAAGGCTACTCTAAATCAAAGAAGAAGATTCGAAAAAATAAAAACGTTGTTGTATTCAAAAGAAATCCTGAACTATGAGGGTGCGAAAATTTTTGTATAGCCCCCCCTAGTTAAAATGCTGGTATGACAGCTTTTTAAAGAGCGGACACACCACCTTGGAAAATTATAAATTAGTTTTTTAATCAAAAAATAGAGTATTCGCACGGCACTAAAAACAGATGGAAAGAAAGTGATTTTATGCCAAGAACTGCGCAAAGTGCGATGATTCATATACTTGAGGGAAACCCTAATAATAAAACAAAAAAGGAACTTTATCGACGCCAAAAGAATGAATCTAAACTATCGGTATCTAATAAAAGCATTCTTGCCCCACCATGGCTTTCTACGGGTGCAAAAAATGAGTTTAATCGAATTAAGGTTTTGTTTGAAGCAACTGATATTTTAACCGAGGCCGACATTAATATTTTAGCTATCTATTGTGACACATTGATGGATTATAAATCCTTTAAGGCACAGGTTAAAAAGCATGGGATCATGATAGGTGGAAAAATCAACCCCGCAATTAGGGAAAAGCAAAAATCTGCCGAATTACTGAACAAGTTGGCAAATCAGCTAGGACTGACACCGACCGCACGTGCGTCAATGGCTATCAATTTAGGAAGTCAGGGAGAGTCAAACGATGATGAAGAGTTCTAATTCTAATCCGATTGACTTTGATTACCAAGGAATTGTTGCTTGGTCGGATAACTATATTAAAGATCAAAAGGAATGGGGGGGGATTCTACAGGAGGCGTCTCCAGTTATTCTGACAACTATTTACGCTGAATTGGTTGTAGAAGGGTCGATTGTTGCTTCCAAATGGAATATTTTGGCGGCCAAGCGGCATCTGAATGATTTAAAACGGCAAGATGATCCTAATTATCCTTGGAAATTTGACGAGGAGAAGGCTTGGCGTCCAATTCGGTTTATTGAAAGCAAGTGTAAACCATCTAAAGGTGACTTCGACAAACTCGTATTGCAACCGTGGCAACATTTCATTGTCGGCTGTATGTTCGGATGGGTAAGCAAAGCCACTGGAAAGCGACGTTTTCGAGAGTCATTAATATTTGTTGGTCGAAAGAACGGAAAAACGACACTTGAATCAGGATTAGCCGAGTATATGGCCGGATTTGATGGTGAAAATGGGCCAAATGTTTACTTTTTGGCCAATTCGCAAAAGCAGTCTAGGATTCTTTATGAAGAGTCTAAAGCTATGATTGAAGCGTCACCTTGGCTAAAAGAACGCTTCGTACCGAATGTATCTGAGATTAGGTATCCTAAGACCAATGGGAAAATTGTCGCGATGTCGGCTGAAAAAAATAACAAAGATGGAGAAAATCTTCATTTTGGCGTATTTGATGAAATTCATGAGTATCAGGACTATGCCCTGATTAATGTCATGAAACGTTCACGTGGAACGCGTGAGCAGCCTTTAATAGTCTATATAACTACTGCTGGTTCTGTACTAGACGGTCCTTTAGTTAACTTCATAGAACAAGGACAAGACACATTGTCTAATTATGAAGACAATATTAATGAGCGAACTTTTTATTATCTTGCGCAGCTGGATAACCCGAACGAGGCTAATGATCCTAGGCTATGGATTAAGGCCAATCCGAATTTTGGCTTGATGCAAATTGCTGATATGATCAACGATTACAAAACAGATCGTAAAAGTCCTCGTGAATTAGCAGACTGGGTAACTAAACAATTCAATATTTTTGCTGAAACTGACGAAATGAGTTTCATCACCCCAGAGACTCTAAAACTAAATGAAAGGGTGATCGATTTAGATACGCTTGATTTTAAAGATTGTGTAGGCGGCTATGATTTATCAGATACTGAAGACTTTACATCAGCATGCTTAGAATTTCCGCTTGAAGATGGTTCCATTTTTGTGTTGGAAAAATCGTGGATTCCACAGGCCCGTTATGATAGAGATAAGAATCCTGAACGTATACGGGAATGGAAGAAGAATGGCGAAATTGAGATTATTCCAGGAAATTATGTTGATTATACTTATGTACTTGACTGGTTTAAAACTATGTCAGATAAATATAACATTTTGAAAATTCGATTTGATCCAGCTAAGGCTTTGAGGTTGAACAAAGAGCTTGAAGAAGCCGGATTTGAAACTGAAAAAGTTCGGCAGGGTTTTTTCACGCTTGGCGGGCCTCTTCAAAACTTCAAAGAGTTGCTATTGGATGGTAAGGTTGTTTTTAATAATCAGAAAATTTTTAAATGGTATCTGAATAACGTGCGCTTACGGCAAGATCGTAACAATAATTGGCTACCGACTAAGCAATCTCAATCACGAAAGATTGATGGATTTGCCGCTGCGTTAGATGCACATGTCTCGGTAATTGATTTACTAGTTCGCCCAGATGATGGCGACTTTGAAATGCCGGAGTATCATAGCTTTAATGATTTTTAACTTGAGAGGAGGGTAGAAAATGGGGTTTTTTAGTCGAATTCGGTCAATGTTTCAATCGTCTCAGCAGAAAGCAGGATATACAGGGCAAAATTTTGATTTTTCAAATTGGCAAGGACATGATTTTTTTGGTGAAAGTAATCATGCATTAACAACCAGCGAAGCGGTTTATTCTGTCATTTTGCGTTTGTCTAATACCGTAAGTTCGTTACCGATTAATCTTTATCATAATTACGACGTTGCCAATATGGATGTTGCCAATCTTCTAAAGGTAGCACCTAATAATAGCTTGCACGCATTTGACTTTTTTAGCCAGTTAGAGACATCTCGTGACACCAAAGGAAATGGTTATGCGCTGATTGTTAGGGATCAGTACTTACAACCAATCGAATTGATTCCTATTTCTGCGGACTATGTGACACCGATGATTAATTTAGATGATCAGTCTTTATGGTATAGAATTACAGGAAGAAATAAAGATGCAACTGTTTTTAATAGTGAGGTAATCCATGTCAAAAGCTTAGAAACGATTGAAGGTGTCAAGGGTATTAGCCCTATTAAAGTGCTCAAGTCAGCATTAGAATTTGATGAAGCTGTCCAAGCCTTTAATCTTAGTGAAATGAACAAAACTGACAGTTTCGTTGTTCAATATGATCGAACAATTGATCCAGAAAAACGTAAAGCTGTTCTGGATGATTTTCGCCATTTTGCACAAGATAATGGTGGAGCACTTTTCCAAGAAAAAGGTTTTTCCATTAACCAACTCAGCCGAGATTTCCAGTCTAGCGATATGGTTAATACTGAAAAAATTACTCGTTCACGAATTGCCAATGTGTATAATGTGCCACTAAGCTTTCTTAATGAAAGCTTCAGTGAGGGTGTTTCATCTAACGAAGAACTAATGACACAATTTACCCAGATGACGTTATTACCAATCGTGAAGCAGTATGAGTCTGAATTTAATCGAAAACTGCTTACAGATTATCAACGTCAACAAGGATATTATTTTAAATTTAACTTAAATGGATTATTGCGTGGGAATATTACTGCCCGCACAGCCTTCTATCAGATGATGATTCGCAATGGAATTGTCACGCCAAATGATGTTAGAGCTTTGGAAGATATGCCACCAGATAGCGACCCTATGGCAGATACACTGTTCATTTCTGGTGACCTTTACCCAATTAATATGGATCCAACTCAACGAAAGGGGGTGAAAAGTAATGACACTACCAAAGTATCTGACGATTAAGCAGTTAGCGCCCCAAACGGCTGACATGTATATTGATGGCGAAATCGTTAGTGATGAATTTTATGATTCAGATACATCAGCAGCAGGGTTTCGTGATGCATTGAAACAAGCGGGAAATGTAAAAACTATTAATTTACACATCAATAGCCCAGGCGGATCGGTTTTTGAGGGTATTGCAATTACAAATATGTTAAAACAGAACAACGCCAAAGTTAACGTTTACGTTGATGGACTGGCAGCATCAATTGCAAGTGTTATCGCTATGAGCGGTGACACTATTTTTATGCCCAAGAATTCTATGATGATGATCCATAATCCATGGACCATGGCGGTAGGGAATGCAACTGAATTACGTAAGCAGGCCGACGATTTGGACCAAATTACCAAGTCTAGTGTGCAAACCTACTTAGAAAAAGCTGGGGATAAATTAGATGAAGCAACGTTGAAGCAACTCATGGATGATGAGACATGGCTAACAGCTGATGAATCGGTGGGCTATGGGCTTGCTGATGAGGTGTTAGAGGCAAATCAAGTTGCTGCTGCTATTAAGTCTGATTTAATGGAAAAATATCATCATGTTCCGAAACAACTAAACACCGAAAAAACAGTTGATTCTGTTTTTCGGCGTGAGCTGCTAGAAAAGTCAAAAGAAAAAAATAACTTTATTGCACAAACATTAGGAGGATTTTAGACATGACTGTTACTTTATACCAAAAGAAGCAAAGCCTCGCCGAAATCGGCGCTGAACTTAAGAATGTTAATAACGAAATCGCAGAAAAAGCAGGTAATCCAGCGATTGAAGACGAAGTTTTAAATCAGCTTAGCCAAAAGGCTGATAGTTTAAGCTCGCGATTTGATCTCTTGAAAAATCAAATCGATAGCGAAGAAAAAGCGTCAAAGAAAAAAATGCAGCAAAAGCAGAATAATGCCAAACCGGATGATCCGAAGGTGCGTCAAACAAGTGCTATGGCATCCTTAATTCGATCAACTATGGCTAATCAATCGGTATCTCCAGATGTCTTGCAGGCATTAGGCGATGACAATACGACAACTGGTGGTCAAAACATTCTGCCAATTAATGTATCGAACCAAATTATTGCAGAACCGTTTGATGATAACCCACTCCGTCAGGATGAAACAATTTCTGCCATTACTAACTTGATCTTGCCTCGTGTTGCATATTCGATTGATGATGATGGCTTTGTTGGTGACCAACAGGTATCTAAAGAAATTAATACTAAGGGTGATCAAGTATCGTTTGGGCGTTTCAAGACTAAGCTTAAGGCGGCCGTTTCTGAAACTATTTTGAATGGTACAGATACTGCCTTAGTTCAGTACATCCAAGGTGCTTTACAAGCCGCTTTGGCACTCAAAGAGAAGAAGGTTGCGTTTGCGACCACGCCTGCAGCTGGTGAAGAACATATGAGCTTTTACTCGACTGAAACCAACATTAAGAAGGTTACGGGCAGCTCATTATTTGACGCAATTACGCAAGCTGCAGGGGATATTAACGACGCCTTTCAAAGCAACATCAAGGTTTACATGCGGCGACCTGATTACTTAACGATGATCAAGGAGCTTTCTAACAGTTCTGCAACTTTGTTTGGGAAGGCACCAGAAGAAATTATTGGTTATCCAGTTCGTTTTAGCGAAAAAGCTGTGACACCAGTTGTTGGTAACTTTAGCTACGCGCAACTAAATTATGAAATTGATTCAACTCTTTACGAGCAATGGAAGGACTATGACAAGGGTATCAACTACTTCGGTTTAACTGCATGGTTTGACCACCAAGTTTTGCTGGCTTCTGCCTTTCGCTTGGCAACTGTAGTGTCAAAATAACTGCCCCGGACACTGGAGATGATAGTTCCGGTTCTGGGACTACACCAACTGGCAACACCGGGGGCGGAACAACAGCTAATTCATTCGATCCTAAAGGAAATGTCAAGCCGACTGATACAAACACAGTTGCAGACATTACAGCTTGGCTTGATGCACACAATATCAGTCATAGCGGTGTGACTGCCAAAGCAGATTTGCTTGCATTGGTTCCAAGTGAATAGGAGAAGACAGTATGAATATTACGGTTGTTAGCGAAGACGACTTAGCATTACTCAAAAACTCACTAAGGATCGACAGTGATTCAGATGATAAATTGTTGGCTAATTTAGTTGTATCAGCTAGAAAAAACATCATCGGTCGAATTGGCAACAAAATTGCTACTTTTTATGACGATAATCACGAAGAATTTAGCCTGGCTACCATATTATTAGCTTCAAATTATTATAATAATCGTTCAGCTATTAGTGATTCAGAAAAGTATACGGTACCGTTAGCTTTTGATGATTTGATTATGTCATTGAAGGCTAGTTATCTCCTAGCACTAAGTGAGGTGAATGACTATGGTCAAGAAAATTAATCCTTCACGAATGACTTTCCGTATTGCTTTTGGTCATGATTCCGATACTGGCGAGGTTAACCCAAATACTGGCACGTCAATTCAACAATTTTCAACAGATTTTAGCTGCTGGGCGGGCCAATGGGCACTGAATGTGCAACAGCAATTAACCATAGCCGGAGCTGGGATCACTAATGCAGTGGTCTTTTTTATTCGCCATAATCCGGCCGTTAACGAGACGCTACAAATACAACGTGGCTCTGATCTGTATAAGATTGACAGCATTTCGGCGGATGACGGTTTGCCGCCAGATGGGTTTGATTTGATCACGTGCCATCGGGTGGTGACTAAGCATGGCTAGTCACATTAGCAATGAAACATCTTTTGACCACTTGCTAGACGATCTTGCAGATGGGTTTGGGCGTGAAGAACGGTTTCAAGCCAACAAAGCTGGGGCAAAAAAATTCGCCCAAATTATGAAGCCCAAAGTTCCTTATCGATTTAATTTGCGTAAGGGAGAAACAGCCCATCTGCGCGATTCCCTGATTAATGTGGAACATGCGAATGGGTCGGTCGATGTTGGTTTTACTAAGAAAAGCATGAAGGGTTACGTGGCTAGAATCATCAATGATGGTTGGATTCCGAAGCCACCAGGCGGCCGTGCTAAGCAATCAAATTATGATCCGGTAGCTGGAAAGCATTTTTGGGAAGCAACGCAACGTGAAGCTAAAGGAGAAGTTGGCAAGGCTGTAGCTGCTTCGTTAAAAGCAACAATGGATAAGAAGGTGCATAGCCAGTGACGTTAGCCAGTGAGATTCGTCAGGTAATTGTTAATTCTATTGAAAAGCTACCAAACGTTAGTAGTGACCAGATTCATACATTCGGAATTAAAGCCAATGATTGGATGGACGATAAGCCCGTCTTTTTAATTACAGAAATTTCAAACAATGAATCTGGATATGGTGATAATGAGGCTACTTATCTACAGCAGCAAGCTCAGGTGCAGATTTACTATCCAAAAGATTATTCCGGTGATATGGACGAATTAGAAAATCAGCTAAAACAAGTAATGCGTTCAGATCATTATTACTGCTTTGGCGATAATGGTCATATTTTGACCCCAGATGATGGTCAATTGATGGCAACTTTAAAATTCAATCACAAAAAATAAAGGAGAGATATTTAACATGGCAAAAGCAAAAGACGGCGGGTATGTAGGTGTTTCCTATGCTCGCTTTGCATTATTAGATGCTATGACTGGCAAAGCGTTAACTTCTGGGATTCCAGGTGCTGATGCTAATGGCATTTACAAGGTTACGACATCTAAAGATGGTGGTGTTGCTAGTGCGGCCCTATCCGGGTTGGCACCTTCTGTTACCCGCATTTGGGGGAACAACTCTGTTGCCGATATTTCAGTCGGCAAGGCTCAACCAAGTGTTGCATTGACAATTAACTTCTTAGCTCATGATGTGCTTGCGGCTATTTTGGGACGGGAAGCTGACGGTAAAGGTGGTTACGATCTCGAAGGCCACCCAGTTGATGTAGCGGTAGAAATCGTTTCAGAAACAGTTGCTGGTGGTGGTATTCACTTCGGATTCTACGACGGATACGTCACTGCTGGTGATTTATCACTAGGGACTAACAACGAAAACGAAACACGAGTCAACGATGCACTCACTTTCACGCCATTTGCTAATGACGACAATCATGTTGGTAAAATTTACTACGATGGTGAGACTGGATTTGATCAAAGTGTTATTGATAAAGAAATTTTTGGTGTAACACCGGCGAGTAGTTCAACCAACGGTTAATTCTGTTAACACGGATTTAAGCCATGTAACTGTTAATACTAAGTAACTAAATAGTAGTCGCCTAAGAAAGCTAACAATACCGAATGGGGCGGCTTTTTTATTATGAAAGGAAATATTTATGATTGAATACATTGAATTTTCAGCTCCTGAAATCGGACTAAACGAAACGAAAAAAATCAAGCCTAGCAATCGTAATATGCGCAAGATTTGGAACTTACAACTGATTCAAGCCAAAGCATTTTCAAATGAAGACAAGGAACCGCAAACATTTGATGATCTACAAAAAGAACATGATCAAGCAATCGAAATATTAGATAAGACGGAAGAATTTTTGACAACCACTTTAGGCCTTAACAAAAAGCAACAAGATCGATTAGAAGATTTAACCAATGATGAAATTGGCGAGCTCTCAGGTCGTTTGCAATATGCTTTGTCTGACATTAACCCGAATGCAGAAGATACAGACAAGGAGGACGAACCGGACCCAAAATCAGACGGCGAAAACGCATCCGAGAGTTAGAAAATCAAATTGAAGACTTTGATTACTATGCGCAGCAACTGATGATCAATAAGGGAATGTCCCCTGATGAGTTCGACGATGCTAATTTCCATCGGATGCAAGAAATTCTTCAAGCCCGCGATCCTGACGAACGGCCAGAAGACCCAATGGAAATGCTTAAGAGGTTAGGAATCACCCCAGGAAACATGTAGGAAAGGAGGAGTAACGGTGGAAGAAATTCAGGGATATAAGTTTGGCATCGATCTTGATGACGGCGGTATGACACGCTCCCTAAAGGAGATACGTAACGAAGCCAAGCTGCTAAAGACGGCCATGAAGTCAAACTTCACGGAGATTAAGTCTGGCGGTGACGTCATGAAAGCCTACGCTGGCAAAGTAGATGACGCCAAGCGGGCTATCTCCGGTCAAGAAGCCGTCATTAAGAAACTACGTGAACAGCAAAAGGGCCTAGATATGGACACCGAAAAGGGGCGTTCGGCCTATGTGCGCTATGAGAATCAGATTAAGCGAGCAAAAACTGAGATTAGCAATTTGTCGGCGCAACAGGAACGCGCTAAGAAATCTGCTGAACTTTTTAAATCTGGTGTTCTTGACGTTCAGCGTAGTACCCAATTGGCAACGCAAGCCAGCAAAGCATTTGTAGAACGACTACAGGCCGAAGGGCGTACGGCTGACGCAGTTACCGCTAAGCATAAGGGACTACAAGAATCTTATTCTGGCATGAACAAACAGCTGGCTATCGAAAAGCAACGGCTTAATCAGGTGGCGGAAGCTAGCGGAAAAAGCTCTGATGAGTACCGCAAGCAGTCCATTCGGGTCAATGAACTAGGCACTAAGCTGGCTCACACTAAGACGGAGCTAGCAGACGTTCGCAAAGAGGATAATAGACTGCATCCGACAGGAATTAATCGTATGATTGCGGCTACTGATCGGGCTACAAGGAAGACGGAAAAGGCCAACCATTTATTTGGAAAAGTTTTTGCTGCTAATTTGTTGAGCAATGGTTTAATTAATGCTTGGCAATCTGTTACGAGCACTATTGTTGGCGCTATTAAGGCTGGTGCTGAATTTGACAAGGAACAGCAGAAGATGGGAGCCACTTGGCAAACTTTGACAGGATCAATTGCTAAATCAAAATCCATGATCAGCACGATCAATAAAGATTCTGTCAAGACTGGGCAAGACATTGACTTAGTTGATGAGTTGGAACAAGGGTACTACCACTTGCATTCCAATAAAAAGGAATCCGACAAAATGACCTTAGCATCGCTGAATATGGCTGACGCTGTAGGCATTAATAAGCAACAATCATTAGCAGTTCGGCAAGACATGGTTAATGGTTTATCTAAAGGCTATGTACAACAAGGACTGTTGAATCAAACAAGCCAATACTTCCCAATGTTTCGGGAAGCTTTAGCCAAACAATTGACACATGAAATAAAGACAGGCCAGTCTCAGTACGGTATGCCCGTTACTGATCCTAAAACGAAGAAAAAGACCATAGAGCTAATGAAGAAAGTTAGTGTTGATGATCTGCCGGGAATGACTAAGGCTGGTTTGATTGATAGTAATGAATTTGAAAAGACTTTCGAACACTTAGGATTGGTTAAATATAAGGCTGCTGCAGACAATATGATGAAAACCATGTATGGTATGCAGCGAACAATTAAGGCACGGATTCCTGCACTTTTAGGTGATATGGAGAAACCAATCATCAATGCTAAGAATCCTATCTATGAAGGCGTGTCTAAATGGGTTTCAGATCCACGAACGGAAAAGGAATTCACTAAGGTCGGCAAAGCCGCTAATTCTGGTATTAATGTCATTACTAAAGCGTTTGCTAAAGCATTTGGAATCAAGTCAGCACCTCAAGCCATGAACAGGGCAATGAATGGGTTAGCTAAAGGAGTTACTGATGCCTCGAAGTCAATTGCTAGAAATGCACCTGAAATCAAGGACTTATTAGTAACTCTCAAGAGCTTAGGCGGAATTGGTTTTAAGACACTGATTGATTCGTTAAAAATTGCCAATTTTCTATTGAAGCCATTTATCAAACTCATTGGTGGTAACGCCGACACGTTCGCTAAATTTGCTGCAACTTGGTTTGTTGCTAGTAAGGGACTTAAAGCCTTCAACAAAGGTTTACGTGCAGTTCAAGGCTTCAAAGATATTTTTGGGAAAGCTGCCGAAATTTTTGGCTTAAAAAAGGAAAAAGCTGCTATTGATGAAGAGACAGCCGCGCTAAATCGTAATAGCCGAGCCCGCCAAGAAAATGCTGATACAAGCGTTGGTGGAAGCACTGGCACTGGCAAAGTGTCCAAAGCTGAGAACGCTATTGAAGACGTGACAGAATCAGCAGGCGGAAGCGTTGGCAAGGAAGCAAAAGAGCTTACTCGTGTTGAAAAATATGGTTCCAAGACTAAGGGGCTTAGTCGCTTAACTTCTAAACTACATGGATTCGGTGAGCTCGGGAACGTTACTAAAGCTGGTAAAGTGCTTGCTGGATCAGTTGGCCTATTTGACGTTTTAAATGCCGCAACCGATCTAATTGGCACTACTAAGAAAACTGCTGGGTCACACGTTGGTGCAGCTGGCGGATCACTTGGCGGCACGGCAGCTGGTGCAGCTATTGGGACAATGATTGCTCCCGGAATTGGTACGGCCATTGGTGCTGGTATTGGTGGGCTTGCCGGTGAGGACATCGGTCGCAAGTTAGGTAAAGCTATTCAAAAAGGGTTATCATTCCAAAAAATACATGTTCCTAAGCTATCTGATGGTTCTGCTTTTGACAAACTAGCTAAGACTGCAAAAAGCCATTATAAAGGATTAGTTGACCAAGATACCAAGAATCTTAAGCTGCTGTATAAGAATGGCGACATTACAAAATCCGAATATCAGAAGCGTCTTGCTATCATTCAAAAAAACGAGTCCAAAATGACTCGCTTATCTTCCATGTCTGAAAAAGATCGTAATGCCATTACAAAGTATTATGCACAGTCACGTCAATCACTTACCGAAAAGTGGAATCGTAAGATCCTGGCTGACCAGAAAAAGTATGGCAAAAGCTCTAAGGAAGTTGCCAAAGACGAAGCAGCGAAAAAGAAAGCTTTGCAAAAACAGGAGCTTAAATTTGCCACATCGGTAACTGCTAAGGAAGCACGGCTTCATACGACACTTGATGGAAAAATTAAGCTTTCTGCTAATAAGCAAGAGTCAATCATTAAAAAGCTAACCAAAGAAAAAGGCAAGCTGTCTAAAAAGCAACTAGAACAGGCCTTGATTGATTCTAATAAGGAGCGCAAAACCGTTTCTGCTAACGCCAACAAGCAGTATAAAACTTCTGTTCGGGCTGCTTATAAGAAGTATGCCGAAACCGTTAAGGCTGCCAAAGATGAATACAATGGTAATTCTAGCTACGCCAAGAAGCAACGGGCGGCAATTGAGAAACATGCACACGCTCAACGTGACCATGCCATTGCAGCTGCGGAGAAGCAACGCCACGATACCGTTAAAAAAGCTGATGATCAGTATAATAAAACGGTTGATTATGCGCATAAGCAAAATAAAGGTGTTACTAAGCAGTCGGCCAATCAATATCAAAATACCAAAGAAAATAATAGAAAAACGAAAGACAATTATTATTCAACTTGGCATGGTATCTGGAAGACCGTTGGCAACTGGGTTGGAAAGCTAATTGGTGGGCTAAACAAGGGTGCAGTTAAGGGACAGAACCAAGTGTTCAAACAATATGGCGGTACCAACACTTTGTCGCCAATCACGGCTTCTTACTATGCAACTGGTACCGGTGTTTTAGGCAACCTAAGGCGTGCAATTACTAAGCCAACGTTGGCGGTTCTTAATGACGGCCACGACTCTCCGGAAACTGGCAATCAGGAAGCTGTTTTGCACCCAGATGGGGGCGTGGAACTAATTCACGGGAGTAACACCATGAAGGTGCTAGAACCCGGTGCAGAAGTTCTTAACGCGTCTGAAACTAAGCTGATGAGTCAGCTGGGATTAATGCACTTTGCGTCCGGTACGGGATTCCTCAGTGGTCTGTTTAAGTCAGTAGGTAAGGTTGGTAGCTTCTTTAAAAATGCGTTTGGTTCCTTGAAAGACAAACTAAAAGCCATTACGGGTTTTACCAGTAATGCTACTGACAGTTTCAATTCAACCTTTAATCCAGATTTTAGCGGTTTAAAAGGTGGTGTTGCAAAGGGATATGCGCACATTGCCAATCATAAGATCAAGAATCAAGGCCAGAAATGGTGGTCTGCTGCATGGAATGTAATTAATAACGCTTCCAGTGCCAGTGGCGGTGGTGGTCCTGTAGCGCACACGCCTGGTGCTGGGTGGCATATCACATCCGGATTCGGATACCGAGGTGCTACTAGTGGCGGTATGTCTATTCATGATGGTGTCGATTTCTCTGGCGGTAAAGTTGTTCATGCGTTAGAAGATGCTGTGGTTACAGAGGCCGGGCCGGGCCGTTGGTTAGGCAATAAGGGTGTCGGTGAAGTTATCGGTACTAAGGGTGGGCGCTTGCGTCTAATTTACCAAGAATTAAATGGCAAGAACCCGCATGGTGCAGATCTACTTGTGCATGTAGGCGACCACGTCAAACGTGGGCAAGCTATCGCTAAGCTAGGTCCTGATGGTACTCACGTACACATTGGGGCAACAACGGAAGGACTATGGAATCATGGTGGTTCGTCAACTAAAGGTTGGTTGGATGTCACTAAACTTCACGGTAGTTATGGTAACAAGGCAGCAAAAAAGATCACCAGTGGGCTTACCAAGTTTGTCACGAAGCAACTCAAAGGTTCCGGTGTTCTGTCTTGGGTTAAGAAATTTCTTGCTCCATTAGCTGATGTTATTGCTGGTGCTGGAAATCCTGGTGGTGCTGGTGTCGAACGATGGAAACCGCTTGTTATTAAAGCCTTAAAGGCAAACGGTTTTAGCGCTTCACCATCTCAGGTATCTGCTTGGATGCGGGTCATTGCTCGTGAATCAAATGGTAATCCCAAAGTGATTAATCGCTGGGATTCAAATGCTAAAGCCGGTCATCCATCAATGGGACTAGTACAGACAATTCAGCCAACCTTTAATGCAAACGCATTTAAGGGACACCATGACATCTTTAACGGTTATGACGATCTATTAGCTGGGATCCGTTACATGTCCCGGGTTTATGGACGCGGTAGTGGTGCTTTTGCTCGTGTAGCATCACGCGGATATGCTCATGGTGGCTTAAGCCAAAAAGAAAAGTTGGCCCATATTTCCGAGGGGAACATGCCAGAGATGGTCATTCCACTGTCTAAGCTAAAGTCTTCAAGAGGCTACGAGCTTCTAGGAAAAACGGCGGCTATTATGGCTAAACGAGATCACTTAGAGGTCCAATCCAGTAACGATAACAAGAACTCAGACAAGTTGATGGATAAGTTAGATCAAGTCATTGGACTTATGCAAAGCTTGCTTGTTGGTCAACAGAATCCAGTTCCCGCTGTTGTATCTGACAATGCTATTTATAACGGATACAACCGCATGAGCACAAAAACAAAGTTAAGTAAAAATCTAGGAAGGGGATATGTAAATGGTATTCAGTAGGACAGCCATGGTAGATACATTTGATTATGCATTTGCTGAAGATGGTTCTGATGGATTTAACAGTTTCAAAGACTTAGAAATTCTAGTTAACCATGTTTCGAAGCCGATTGCTCCCACCATCACTGAATCCTTCCAAGACGTCCCTGGTAGATATGGGGGCGTTTTTTTAGGGAATTCATACGGAGAAAAAGAGATTGATATTCCAATTACAATCATGGCTAGCAGCCGTGACGAGTACAACCGTAAGATGGATAACCTATCTAAAGCCCTCATTAATACCCACGATGACGCCGATACTCAGTACCCATTACGGTTCAATGACCAACCAGAGGTAGTCTATTACGGTCACTTTACCGCCATTCCTACCCCAACCTTTATCAATGAAGGGGTTCAGGATTGTACCACTACGCTTACCTTTATGCTGGCTGACCCACGGGGGTTTCTACCCCAGCGTGATATTAAGATCACCAGTAATGAGCAGATTATCAGCCCAGCCGGTAATACCGCTGTTCAACCGGTAATTCACATCATTCCAAAGACTGACCTGTACTACTTCGGCTACACGCTAGGGGATCAATACGTGGCAGTTGGCTACCATGTTGACGATGGTTCAACGGTTACGGATGCCGATGGTAATGTCACTAGTTTGGAACCCCACCAAGAATTGCAAGTACACGACCCTTGTAACTCAATGAGCACGTGGTTTCAAGCTGGCGCCGATACCCAAGAAATTAAGGTATATCGTGGAGAAAATGATGGTAAAGCAACGGCTACAGCCTCAGCATTAATGGTTGCCAAGGATAGTAAAGGCCATTATAACTGGGGTACAGTCGGCAAGCACAAGAATCTATTCTACGGCCCTGTTATTATCCACCAAGGTATTCCCAAGATTAGCAATTATTGGAAGGTATCGATGCGGTTTCACCATATCAAGCGGATGAAAAATGAACGGGCCATGGGCAAGGTTGAAGGTTATCTGCTGGATTCTAATGGAAATGTTTGTGGACGAATGGGAATTACCGATTATGCAGAAGGACGGTACCCCCGTGGTTACATTCAGCTGGGGAGTTCTTTTAATGCCACCAAGGATAAAGGCAATTACCTAACCCTTTTGTACAACGAGGGTGGCCGTAAAGTTAATGGGCAAAATCATCATGATGTAAAGGTCCATTTAACCAAAACCGTTAAAGTTAAGACTACTTCCAAAGCTAAATCGGCCAGAATGTATCAAGCTACCCTTAAGCGGGAATCCTTCAAGGCCGCCACTAAGAAGAAAAAGAGAAAGAGAAGGAAAAAGGCAACTAAAAAGGTTACCAAGAAGAAGCGCGGTGGTAAGCGTAAGTCTACCAAGGTTTCTAAGCCAAAGGTTAGGACTAAATCCAAAACCATTCATACGTATGTCATGGAAACAACGTACATGAACAAAGACGCTTATTCTAACTTCTTCGGTGAGTTCTCATTGGAACGCCAAAAGAAGACCATTGGCGGTAAGGTGTACGACAATTGGGTGGCTGAGATTAACGAGTTCAATCCTAAGACTGGGGTAGCATACTCGGTTAACACTAAGGGTAAAGTACACATTCATACTGAGAAATTAGATAAGTCGGGAAAGTTTGGCTTTGCCTTGGCTAATGTGGCGGCCACCTTCATGAAGCATGATATTAAGGAAGACTTAGTCAGTCCCAAGGTGGCTTACAAGTCGGACTTTGAAACGCTGACTGACCTCAAAATATACACTTCTGACGGGTCAGATGACCCAGATGATATCCCTCATGTTATCGCTCATGCAGGTGAAGAAATCATCATAGATTCAGCTGATAATTCAGTCACGGTTGCCGGTCGAAACGTTGATAAGTATGTTTCCTGGCTATCTACCTTCCCACCAATTGAAGGTGATGTCAGCCAAGAGATGCACTTCACACCGGACCCAGCCAATGCAGATATAACTTTGGAATATAAACCAGCGATTAAATAGAAAGGAGTTAAGACGTATGTACGTCATTCTGGATAAAAACCTTAAACGAGTCGCCACCTTAGATACGTCAACTGATACAAATATCTTCTGGGGTGAGACCATTCAGCAACAATTGGCCGATGATAATAGCTCAAATGACAGCATTTCTGAATCCAGTCTAGCTAATACCTCTGACCCCAACGCTAATTCTAAGAGTTGGAATGATACCTTTACTGGTCTCACCATGGTAGCAGATAGTCCAGCGGCTCAATATCTTAAAGTAGGCAATCACTTAGCGGCTTATGACCAAGCGAATGACCGCTGGAGAGTGTACCGGATTTACACCGTTGACGAAACGATGGATACCACTTCTGGGACTAACCTTGTTTCAGCCGATGCCATTAACCTCTTAATCTGGCGATTAGGGAAGACAATTCCCACCAAAAAAGAGATTAAAGAGTGTGCCTTACCAGCGGCCATGAACTGGATTATTGCTGGTACCGGAATAACATTGGTGGATAATGCAACTTCTGGACTGCTTTCAGACTTTTCCATCGATGGGGAATCATCTTCTCAAACTTTGCTTCAAACGATCCTGACTACTTATGATTGTGAAGCCGATGGATACGTTAAGTTAGATAGTTCTGGGATTGTGACAGATACCATTCTGGAATTATCCGACCAACGGGGACAGAATACCGGTAGACGTATCACGTATGGTGACAACATGCTTAGTATTAAGCGGGAAACGGTCGATACTACCTTGATTACCAAGTTGTACGTCTATGGTTCCGGTGGTGCCTCAATCAGTACAGCCAAAGGTAACGGTGGTCGTAACTTTGTCACTGATGCTACGGCTAATAGCCTGTACAACAACGATGCCAACACTTGGCTGGAAGGTAGTATTACCAGTTCTACGGTCAGTGAACCCGATGCCTTACTATCGTTGGGATTGAAGACACTCAGACTGTACAACCACCCACGGGTGAATTATTCCGTAGATGTAACCAGTGATTTTGATGCCCAATTAGGCGATACCATTAAGGTAATCGACCTGACTATGACCCCAGTATTAACCTTGCAAGCCAGAGTTATTCAACGGACAACTAGTGAGAGTGATCCAACTCAAAATAAGGTAGTCATTGGGGAATTCTCAACGGTTACAGTCGTTACTCCAAACTTCATTAAAAATGTGGAACAGCGGTGGAATGACCACGTAAAAAAGCTGTTTGAAGACGCCAAGAAGAACCAAAATGCTGCAAGTATCAGCCTAATTACCCCGCTGGGTCAATCATGGACGAATACTGATACCAGTAAAAGGGTAATTGCAAGGTTATTCATTGAAGGTGAAAATGTTACCAGCTTTCTTTCAGCAGCGGCTTTCAATTGGGAGTACATCCAGCAAGATGGTACCCATAATCTAACTTGGGAGAGTCAGCATGCAAAAGACGGATATGAAGTCACCATTGTTCCCCCATTCGTTGGTAGCTTAGTCGTATCAATTGATGATGCATTCGTTAAAGATGAGTCTGAAATGTGGATAGACACTGGTACTAACGCTGACGGCACCTTCAAAAAGTTGTGGGAGACCACTGACGGTAACCCTGATGAGTTCGGTAATAATCACGTTGGGGCATTGCAATTCTCTTACAAAATGAGTAATGGTGAGGTACTTGCCAGCTATGCGTACAAGGGAAAGCAAAATCAGTCCAATCTAAGTGATTGCCAATACCTACATTGGGACGCTAATGGCAAGTTACTTGATTCCATGATTGTACAAGGAGGTCAACATGGCTCTTCCTTTGGTTACGATGAAGCCAACAACCTCATATACTCCCAGATTAAGGATTTAAGTGGGGGAAAGAAATGGTTAGCAACCTTCCCATACACCCCACATGCTGTAATCAGTAGTGGTTCCAGTGCGGTAACAAAATGGTGTGAGATGGAAACGTACGTGAGGCCTAACGTTGACCTTACCAATGGATTATGGATTGGTAGTCAGATGGATGGCACGGTAGAAGTATGTAATATTTCCGACTTGAAAGCTGGTCATTATTTCCCAACTATTCGCTTCAAGTTGCAAGACTTCGGTTGGAATCCGGTACCAAGTGGGGTTACCAATAATGGCACGTATAATACGATACAAGCCAATTCAATTGTCTATCCATACGCCTTCTTTACCGCTGGGGACGTCAACAACAAGGATGACCGACTAGTAATGTGTATCAATCTCATTACCCAGTCAGTCATTTTTAATTACCAGATTGAACCTTCACAGGATATTCAGCTGACTGTACCGATTGAGTACGGTGGTCACTTTGAACCAGAAGGGATATACCCGGACTTAGCGCATGACCAGTTAATAATTGGCTTCAATGTCAGCGAGTACAGAGACGCTGCGCATAATGTCATGATTAGTCACTCTGGCCTATGGTCAATCCCAATTGGTATCCGCGATGATAGCAAGGACTTAGCAATCACTTACCCAGCTGAAGATGAGGGAGAAAACACCGAGGTAGAAGAACCAGTGGTAATCCCTGATGATACTGATGACTCAGACAGCGCCAGTGATGACGATTCTGCTTTCAATATTGATGACGGCGAGACTTATCAGGAGGTGGTCGAAAGATGATTATTGCAACGGGTTCAGTTGACATTAACGAAGCCACCAAGCTTGCCCAAATTGCTTCAAATAGCGCTTCAGACTTAGCCGATAAGATGAAGAATACGGTAGCCACCATGGACGGGAAAACAACAGTTTCAACCAGTACCCCATTCGATGACGGCAAGGAACATAACGAAGGTGATATGTGGACGGTTATTAACAATGATGTTGCCTCAGCTATGTATATCTATACTGACGGCCAATGGCAGGTTAAAAAGTGGGACCAGCAGGCACTAAGTGTTAAGCAGTTGTCGGCCTTAACAGCTGATTTAGGGCATGTTACTGCCGGAACAATTGAGTCAGCCATTATCAATGGTGCTCAAATTAATGGTGGAGCAATAACAGGAACGTCAATTATAGAAAATAGTAGTAATGGAACAATTACATTAGACCAGGGCGGGTTCAGCGCCATTAGTAATGGTAACTATCTTAAATTCGTATCTGGAAATAGCAATGGTTACACTAAAATTCGCGGTAGCTTGGACATTGATTCAATTAACGTTGGTGTTTCATACATTGAAGGACAGACCTTTTCAGCATATGGTGGCAATAATACTCATATCGGTAGTGAAAATGCTTGGACGTATCTTGCCGAAAAGATTAAATGTGGCGCTACTAATGGTGGTAATCCCGCAATATCTCCTACTATCGGGACTGATATATATTTCCACAATCAAGCAGGTAGCACAATTGATATTCATGGGGGCACTTTTTATGCTCATGGTACGGCTTTAAAGTCTGCATTATCAGCCAAGCGAGATATAACTGACTACGATCCAGATGAAGCACTCGCCGCTATCATGAATACCGATATTAAAAAGTGGAAGTACAAGGATGCTGATAATTCCGCTAACTCCCAGCATATTGGTCCGATCATTGATGATGTTAATGCGATTGGGGATAAAACTGCAAGTATTGCCAACGATATGGTTAGCACTGATGATAATGGTGATTACTTCTTGAACGAGTCCAATACCATTTCCATTTTATTGGCGGCCTTAAAGAAGTCCAACCAAAGAATTGATGAACTCAGCTACCGAATCGCACAATTAGAAAGGAAGAACGTTCAATGATTACAAGCTTAGATGTTAAACAGAACAGCGATAATACCACTCACGTTGTCTACACGGTCGTTTTTAGCGGTACCAATCATCAAGCCTACGGTAACTTCGATGCAACGGCTGAGGAAGCCTCTACAGCCTTCTCTGGGTCAACCAAGGCAGATATGTGGGCCGGATTCAAGCAACTGGTACTAACCCGGTTGAAAACTGAAGCCACGAATGCCCTAGGAGGTGGTGCAAGTGAGTAAGGAACTGTACTTTACCGATGGCAATAACGAGGTTAAATACCTCGATACCACAGCCAGTTTTAACTTGGCGATTACCCAAGACGGTTCAGCATTCGACTTAACTAATGCTACAGCCATTGATGTAAAGGTTGCTAATGACACCGGATATGTATTCGATAAGTCGATTGATATGGCTACAATTAAGCAACCATTAGCCGGATTGATTACCATGCCAGTGGATACTGAGGTCATGAATGCCTTAGTACCCGATGATTACACGATTGAAGTTTGGGTGACTTTGTCCAGCCTAGTAACACCTGGTAGCCAAGAAGGATTAACTGATGACGGTTCAACCACTAATACTACTACCTCATCAACTGCTACCACTACGTACAACGCCATCTTCCCAAGTGATGACCCACAAGGCTTCACCATTACTGAAAATGTTATGAGCGATTCTGGGGACGTTATCCCGGTTATGAGTCTTGATACTTTCCAACAGGAATTTGACCAGCTTAAGACTGACTTAACTAACAAAGTCGCCACATTGCAAGGACCGAAGGGGGACAAAGGTGACAAAGGTGATACAGGGACTGTTGATAACACTGGGTTAATTAGTGCACCTGCATTCCAGAGTTTGCAAACTGCAACCACCGAATTACAGCAAAATGCTCTTATGATTAATCCAGCTAATGATTTTAATAAAGCAAGCTTGCTATTTGAGGTTGCTGGGCGCTGGCCTGTTGGTGGAGCTGTCGCACAATCGATGCAGTGTGACATTAAGACTGGTATAATCTATGCTGCTGAGCAGACTGATGACGCAGGATCACAAAGAATCGTAAAGTATAATCCTGATACAAAGGCAATTATACAAGAGCGAGCGCTAAATTTAGACGCGGTGGTTTGGTTTGAGGGAAATTCACTTTATCACGATGCGGTGACTGGTGATGTCATGTTTGTCCTGCCTTATGATTTATTGGGCAACTGGTTTATTTACAATTTTGACACTGATACAAAAGGAACACCCTTCAGAATGGTTGGTCAAACAATATACTGCATTGATGATACCGGTAAATATTTTGTTACAATTAATAGTAAGGATATGCCAGGTGTAAATGGTTATATAACTGGATTTAACGTGTTTGATTTGACGAGTGTAATCAGTGGCGTACCCAAACTGGTCAATTATATTCCAGTTAAAGATGGTATAGTGCGCGGTAATAACAAAATACAAGGATTTCAGATGGTTGGAGATTCCATTTACATCGGTCGTGGAACTTATAATCAACGGTTTAGGACAACAGTCATCGACAACACTGGAGCTGTGACTGCCGACTATGTCTGGGATCAAAACGATATAAAGAAAATTATCGGTTTCCCCGATGATGGGCAAGTGTTTACCTGTGAATCTGAGGGTATGAGCTATAATATTGTTAACGGTAAGGCAGTCCCCGTTATTGTAGACATCGGTCGGCGGGGTAGTGGAGTTTACTATGCGATGATTAATTTAAACGACACAAATGGTGTGAAAATTAGATATACTTCTGGTGTTAGTGTTGCTGGTATGACTCGCATGGACGTCAGTGGTATTAATCGTGGTCTTGCCTTTAACCTTGGCAGCACCGCACAAGATCCGAGTATTTTAGATTGTTTAAAAAATGTGCATGAATATGGATCGTACAATTTTACCGTTGCACAAGGGAATACAGGCCTCGCACCAGAAATGGGTAGCGTCAGCGGTATTGCAATTGTCCGCGAAATGGATGGATATAATCTCAACAAAATGATGGTTATTGCTGTCGATTATAATAACTGTACGTGGACAAATTATTTTGATAAAGGCACTTGGATGCAATGGAGTAAACAGCTTAACTATGTGCCTTTATGGATTGGGTCGTCAAAAATGAATCAGCCAGTTACACTAAATAAGCCTGCTTCTGGCTATAAACGTTATGCGGCCATCTATCAAACTAGCAATGGCAATGGTATGTTTGCGGTTGGCGACGGCAAAACCATTATTATTAATTGTTTTAATAATGGAAATGGAGCTGCGGCGGCGACTACTTTTTACGAGGCACAGCTCATTTTCCCAACTATTACTACTGCACGACTAAGCGTTAATGGTGCAAATAGCCTTGCAGTGCCAAATGGAGCTTCTAACGGTACTCCGACGATGTCAACTAGTCCTGGCGATATAACGATCAAAGAAATCTGGGGGATGATGTGATGCGACTAGTTTTAAATGATAAAAATGAAATTATTGAATTTGCAAGTTTAGGTGATCTTACTGGATCGGTTGAATTCGATGGGAAAGTCCCAGATGATTTTGATAAAAAATTCAAGCCATCTTTCTATTTACTACAGAACGACACTGTTACTGTTAATCCAAGCTATGTTGCACCAGTTGAGAAAATGCCAGATAGCCAACCAACGGCTGAACAAGAGTCGTTGACAGCAATAGCCCAGCAAATGGCTGATCAGCAGCAACATATTGAATCACTAGAACAGGCACTAACAGCCTTAGCAGAAGGAGGTGCTAAATCATGATGATTGTATTCAAATTTGCATATCAGTTATGGCACACAATGGATAAAGCTGAAGTCGCTGCAGAAGTAACCAAGAATTTGATTACGGCCGATGACTATAAGATGATTACTGGTGAAGATTATGTAGCACCAACAACTCAAGCAACGACCACAAGCACCACTAACTAGCAATTAATAGCCAGTTAGTCAGTGCTTTTAATTTACCCGAAATTAGGAGGATAAAAAATGTTCAAAGAAATTACCGATGTGTTCAATTGGCTCAGTAACGCTGGCGTATTTGCCTTCTTAATGGTGTTAATTCCCACTGTTTACAAGTTGGTAAAACCACTCTTAACTCGTAAGGTTCAGACAGAGAAAAATACTCACGTCAAGCAAGGATTAGAAGTGGGATTAAACTTGGCGAATACGATTGTACCTGAAATGGCAGTCATGGCTGGGTTATCTCTGTCTGACCGAAAGAAGGAAGCAATCCGCTTCGTTAACGCTCAATTAACGGCCAATGGCTTTGATTTAGATGTTCAAACTATTTCCGGATTAGTTGAGAAAGCCTATCAAGCCTACAAGGCAGCTGGTGGTGATAACCACTTTTCCCCTGTGACGCCGGCGCCGTCAGAAACTGATACGGATAGTTCTGCATCAGAAAATACGAACAAGCCCTCAGAAACCGTTTCTCAAGCCGGTTCAACTACAGAAAAGAGTGATGTTAATGCCTAAACTTGGGATTGATGTATCGAGCTATCAGGGTAGCTCGGTTAGCTATTTTCATAACTTTAAAAAGTTAGGCGCTGACTTTGCCGTGGTTAAATTAACTGAAGGAACCAACTATTTAAATCCGAAAGCAAGCGCTCAAGTTACCAATTCATTAAAAGTATTTGGTTCGGTCAGTGTTTATCATTTCTTTCACGGTGCTGGAACCGCTGAAGCCAAATATTTTTTAGCCTGGGCTAAAAAGTTTGGCCTAGATAATTCGACCGTTTTAGTGATTGACGTTGAAGCGCCTGGACTGCCATACAATACGACACCACAAGTTAATGCGTTTTTACGTTATCTGATTAATGCCGGATATAGAAATGTTGTTACCTATGGAAGCGGTAGCTGGTTTAATTCCGGCCGAATTCAGCGAAGTGCGTTAGTCGATAAACATATTTGGGTAGCCGCTTACGGTGTCTCGCAGCCTGGTGTCGTCAATGCGAATGCCTGGCAGTTTACCGACAATTGGCACGGAGTAGATGCCAGCTATGATTTTGATGGCTCACTGTCTGGTAGTTCCGCTACGAATAAAAAGGCCAAACCAGCGTATTGGTCAACTAATGGTCTTTATGAAGTTATTGCTGATCATATCAATGTGTACGGCAAGATTGCCTTAGATAAGGCCCATCAGCGCCGGATTCATTTTACTAAGGGCAGCACAATCTACGGTAAGGCCGTCAAGTATGGCAAGGTATACCGGATTAAGACTGACGTTGGGTATATCTCAGCTAATAAGGACTATGTGAAACTGGTCAGAAAGTCGGGTGGCAAGTAATGACGTTGGATCACTGGACAGAATTAATTACCGTTGGGATTGCCGTTGCCGGCGGCGTATATGCAGCTCTAATGGTCATTTTAAAGCCATTTATTAATGATCTAAAACGGGTTGCTTTAAGCATGAGTGAAACAACACGTAAAATCGAACGCTTGATTGATTCGCAAAATAGCATGCACGAAGAATTGATTGCTAGTAAAGGTGAACACCAGGTTATCAATCAACGAATTGATAATATTGAAGAATATGTTAGTGAACTTAAGCAAAAATAATGGTATACTCATGGCAATCCCGATTGCTATTGCGTCTAAAAAGGCCACTCATCTCATTACGAGGTGGGTGGCTTTTTTATTACAGAAATGAGATAGGCTGTAATATATTTCTTGACGGATATCGGATAAAGGGGTATAAAGTAGGTATAGAAGCCAATCCCCTCGTTTCGCATTTTGCGCAGGTACGCCCTGAAAAACGAGGGTTTTTTTGTAGGCAAATATTTTGCAGGGTGATTAGAATGAAGGATAACTTAAAGCACTTAAACCCAGAAGAACAGCGGCTTTTATTTGAAAGCCGTGGAATACAATTCCCAGAAGATAGACACGAAATTGACGCAAACAAAATTCAAGAAATTGGATATTATAAACTGAAAGAATTTGCGTATTCATTTGCAAAACGTAAACCGAACGGTCATTTGAGTTTGTCAGATGATAAGGAAATAGTATATGAGAAACTTTCATTTAAGAAGCTTTTAGTCAGATACTACATGGATAAAAACTTAAGAATTTTTATTTTACATGCAATCGAGGACATAGAAGTTTATTTAAATAATATAGTAGCTACTCGATTAGGTTTAAAATATGGTGCCTTTGGTTATTTGGAGTATAAAAATTGGTGTGACCGGAGTATTCCAAAATTTGAAATTGAGAAGAAGCAGTTCTATTTTAAAAAGGATTTACTTGCAAAAATAACGAGATCTAATCTTCCTGATATAAAATTGCCCTGGAATCAAAATTCAGATGGATTCCCATCAGTATGGGTTATGACCGATTGTCTAACATTCGGTGATACAATTAACCTAGTTAAAATAATGTCGCTGAATAATAAAAAGGCACTTGCTTCAAAATTCAATTGTACTCCTAATGAATTAATTTCTTGGCTTAGCTGTATGAATTTTATTCGAAATGCGTGTGTGCACAATAGCGACCTTATCGATATCAAGATTAGGACAAAGCCAACACCTCCTGCAAAATACACACAATGCCTAAACAGTGTCAAAGGTGGCTATTCAAATAAAGTAGCTGTAGCTGTCCTTATCATCAAATTTATGATGGAATCTGTTAATTCTAGATATAAATTTGGAAACATTTATGATTCACTATATAAACTAATCGATGGAAATGAAGAATTAGCTCATAACCTCGGCTTTTCGAAAATAGACTCTATTAAATGCTTAACGAAACGGAACTTTGATTAATGAATGATGTAGGTTCATTCGTAACAAAAAGCAAAAATTTTGACTTGACTATAGTTATTCTAGACGAATTAGAATCGAAGATTTTAATTGGATTAATTAAGTGAAATAGCAGCAAAGGACCACTCATCTCTGCGGAGACGGGTGGCTTTTTTGCGTGGCCAAAAATAAACTAAAAAATATACCTTATAAGGTTGATATGTAAGTTAATAAGGTGTATATTAATAATATAGAAAGGAGGTTAGAAGTTGAAGGGTAAGCATCAAAAAGAGCCTGACCATCAAGAAATGATTACCAAACTAACGTTGATAACAGCCATTATCACGTTAATAACGAATCTGGTAACCTTGATAGACAAGCTCACAAAGTAAATGGTAAGGGGCCTAGCCCCTTACTTAATTCTACCCTGAGATTACCTAATATGACAAATAAAAAACTCCTATATGCACTGGCAGGCATTACCGCAATTAATGGGATTCTAGTAATAATCAATCTAATCTTAACTTTTATAGGGAAGTGAATGGAATGCCTAAAAATAGTGAAGCACGCTTAAAGGCTAATAAAAAGTGGACTGATGCTAATAAGGATAAGCAACGAGTTTACCAATACCGATCTTACGCGCGTAAATTTATCAGAGATATGGCTACGGCCGAGGATCTCGATGAACTGGCGTCCTTGATTGATAACCGGCGTACCGAAATTAAGACAGATGACTAA